TCCGCAAGGGTAGCGCCAGCCGAGCCCTCGGCCGCGACCTGGAACGAAACTTGCTGCGTACGAGCCACGTTGGCGTCGACGGCGGTGTCCACTGACACCATCCAGTCCGCCAAAGTCACTTCCTCGTTGTTATAGGCCAGGATGCCGCGTACGAATGCGTCTTTACCGCCGGTAAATGCCATTATGAACGTCTCCACTCAGGAGGTAGGCCTGTGCGGCTACCCCGGTAATAGGTGTCTTGAACGTAATCCCCGGCGGACTCGTCCCGCGGGTCTGCCATATTGCGTATCCGCGTCTCGGCGCGTGCCCGGGCGTCCATGTGGCCCGAAGGGTCGCTTTCCTCTTTGATGGCCACGCGCACGGCCACCACCGCCACCACGAACTCGTCCCAACCGTCGATACCGTTGAGTATGTCGGAATCGTTGGCCAGAACTGGCGCAACAGGAACATACCACAACTCAACCGTGTGTATACCGGCAGGAACAGGGGCAAACGAGATGTTGTTCCCGATAATGCGGTACGTCACGTTGGAGTAGCCGCGACTGAAGTCCCACCCGCCGTCACGGGTATCCTCGAGGAGGTCCCGGAGTGTGGCTTTGAGCATGGGGCAGCGGTAGGTGCCGTCCTTGACGTAGACCGCCGACAGCTTATAGAAGGTGGGAGCTACGGTGCCCAGGGCGTAGGATTGGGTGTTGGCCGTGGTGGTAAAGGTCGTCGAGGTGGTATAATAGTCCTCGCCGAAGGCAGCGACGACGGCATCACGGTACTCCGCAATGGCGTCGTCAATCCAAGCGTTTAGCTCTGCATCCGACACAAACGTCGAGTTCACCGTGTCCGTGCGTTGACGGATACGGTCGCGTAGAGTACTACGGGTGACGGTGCGAGCCATGTGTTAGTCGTCCTCCGACTCGCCCATGCCGCAGCAGTGGACGAACGCCTCGAGGGCATCGGCTACCTTGGCAGCCTTGCCACTCTTGACGGCGTCCAGCAGCTCCTGGGCCAGCTCTTCCTTATCGCTCGACTCGGAGTCTGGCGCCTTGGAAGGTAGCTTGGCCTTGGTGGCGGCGAGGATGAGCGCGATGGGTCCTTTGTCCATTACAGCGCCGAGTCCCGGACCTGGATGGAGAAGTGCACGCGGTTGTTGGCATTAGCAGCGATTTCCGTCGGCGTCGCACCCGCGAGGGCGCTCAGCGCGATGGTCTTCGCGGCCAGGTCAACAGCGCCCACCTGCATATTCAGGTCAGCGACAGACGCCAGCTGCACAGTGGCGTTGACGGCCACCAGCTGCAGATAGACGCGGTCAAGAGTGATGGTGTACGCGCCGACGCCGGAACGCGCAACGGTGAAGCCGCTACCGCGCACTGCTGTCGGGGCACCGGTACCCGCCGGAGCGAACGAGCCGGAGATGAACGTGACGCGCGATTCCGCGTGTCGGGTATAGTTGGTGTAAAGTGGCATGGTCGTATTCCTGTAGTAGGTGCGGGTCCGGGGGCGCCCCAGAATGACACGCCCCCGGACTTACCGCGTTACGGGTTACGCACCCAGGTTGAAGACTACGCCGTTCATGACGGGACGACGGCAGACCAGCTCGACGTAGTTGTTGCTACGCAGCTCGATGGCGTCGTCGTTGTGCACGGTGATGGCGGGGTCGCCTGCTTCGGTCCAGATGTTGGGGAACACAGGGCCGGCGCAGATGAGCTCCCACGTGTCAGTCGACAGCACGAACGCGCTACCGGCAGGGCAGTGGGGGTCGGTCACGACCTTGAGAGAGCCGTTGGCGTAGGCGACTTCGATACCGCGGAAGGACACGCCGGCCACCTTGGTGGCGACGTCTACGTAGCGGATTTGGTCGGCCAGCAGCTTGACCATGATGTCGAAGTCTTTGGGGTGCATCACCGCGATGTCAGGCTTGCCGCCGAACGCCGCGATTTGGTTGCCCATGCCGACAACAGCCTCAAGGTGGTTCATGCCCGTGGCGTCCAGACGGCTACCGGCCAGCATGTTGGCATCGCTGGTGCGGTCCACGCCTTGGAAGGCAGTGGCAGACACGGTCGTGGGAACCCAACCCTGCAGACCGGACAGCGCCTTTTGGGTGCCGTTGTTCTGCGCAGTGCCGTCGATGTACAGGAAGTCGTTATCGCTGAACGAGCTGATGGCCGCGGCAGAGGCGACGGTCACGGTACCCGTGGCGGTCGTGGCGCCGATGGTAGGACGCACGACTGCGGTCACGGCGCTGGAGCCGGTGCGCAGGGCGCCACCGTCAGAGGCCGAGGCCACCAGGTTGTAGCCGCGTAGCCAGTTGTGAGCGTCGTAGCCGTTGGTCAGCGTGATGGTGTTGGTGCTGATGCTGGCGCGGCGGCCGATGCTGCCGGTACCGCTGCGAAAGGCCTGCAGCGACGCGAGCGTCATGCACTTTTCAATCATGTCGTTGGTGCGCTGCGTGACGAGACGTGCGAAAGCGCCCTCGTCGGTCTTGGCGGCGGCAACGGCTTCGTTGTCAATCTGCTCGAGCGCGAACAGCTTCTTGCGGGTACAGCTGAACACGACGCCGTCTGCGCCGGAGGTGTTCGTCTGGGCCGAGCTGAACGTGTTCGAAAGACCGCCACCCAGCGAGTACTGGACGGGCACTTCGTAGGTGTTACCACCAACGTTGTAGGTCTTCTTGACGAGCGCCAGAAAGGGGTGGTTCTTGTAAGCAACAAGCTCGATGGCTTGGTTCTTGGCATACACCCTCTTGAAGATGTAGGCCATGGTCGATAGTGATGCGAGAGCCATGTGATACTCCTATAAACGGTTAGGCGGACGGTTTCTTGTTTGCCCGCATTTCTTGGATGAGTCGCTCGGTACGCTCTCCCACATCGAGTACATCCGCCCAGTCCTCCTCGGGTTTGGGCGGGGCGACGTGCTGAGCCCCTTTTGGTAGTGACGATGGCCGCCCTGGCTTTGCCGGCGACTCTTTTACCGCCGCGGACCGTGCGGTCACGCGTGCGTGTAGCTTGTTGTAGACGCTTTCGGAATACTCGTTGAGCGCCTGGAGCACGTCCTCGACGGCCGGCTCTACGCCATTTTCCTGCCAGGCGGCGTGCATGTGCTCGAGTACCTCGTCAGCGGAGTAGGCAGACAGGAAGGGCATATCATCTGCGGCCTTCTCCATCGCTTGCTCGATGCGCGACACGTACGAGGTGTACGCCTTCTGCGCTTCCTGTCGCTCCAGGTGGGCGCGGAGTTGGTTGACCTGCTCGCGCAGTTCCTTGAGTTCGGCGGGCGACTCGGCTTTGCGCTGCAGCTCGCCGTCCAGCGACTTGGCGGTCAGGCGCTCCAGCAGGTCCGACGGGTCGATGCCCAGCTCGGCTAGCGCGGACGGGTCTTCCTTGGCGCGGGCTAGCTTGGCCTCGAGGTCGGTGGCGCGGGCAATCTTCTCGCGCTCTTCCTTCATGGACCGGCGATGCTCGGCTTGCTCCTTCTCGCGCTGGGCCAACCGCTTGAACCGCGCGGCCAGGGTCTCGACTGGCTCGTCAGCGGGGGCGGCCTCGGGTGCGGGCTCTGCCGCTACGGCCTCCGCCGGGGGCTCTGTGGGGCTATCCTGGGCAGGTTCGGGGGCAGGGGGCGGGGTAGGTAGCGCCGAGCCTGTGATTGACTCCAATACGGCGTCTAGGCGCGCTGTGTCGAATGAGGGCTGGGCGGTGGCGGTCGAGGGGAGGGTGGCGTCGTCTGACATGCGGGCTCCGGGCACCTACGGGTGCGCGTCTGTTAGGCCAGCGGGAGTGCTGACTCGTCGGGCATACCTTCTGGCATGCCGTCACTCGGGGGTAGCGCCATCTCGCCTTCGACGCCGGCCATGGCGACGGGCTCACCGGCCATCTCGGGCATGACGTCGGGCGACTCGGGCGGGGGAGCGGCCTGGTCCTCGCCGATGACGAGGGCTTGGCGCATCCAGGTACGCAGTAGCTCTATGCGCTCCTCGGGTACGCCGTCCACGGTGGCGCGGATGATGGCGTTCTGCACGGTGCGCATGGCGTAGTTGAGGTCCATGACCTCGGTAGGCGAGATGAGGATGCCGTCGTCCAGCGCCTTCTCGATGATTCGGCTGGTGAGGTCGATGCTCGCGGTCTCCTTTTGCAGGAAGGCCTCAATGTCGGGGTAGTCGAGCAGGTCGGCGGCTTGGCGTGGGTCGGCGATGAGGCCCATCTGCTGCAGGAGCTGTATTTGCTCAAGGCGCGCTTGCGGCGTCTTCGCCAAGAGGTTGACAGGAAATACCTGCACCATGAACTTGTCGTCATCCAGGTTGGCGTCGGCCCACTTGATGCGCGACATGGCCCCGCTGGACTTGGGCGCCAGCAGCTCGAGCTCGTCGCCGCGGTCGGCCATGGCCCGTGCTTCGTCGATGGTGACTCGACACAGGTCCACGATGGCCTGCTCGTAGGCGCGCACGATGGGCCCCAGGCGCGTGTTGCCCTGGTCCAGCCACGTCTGCAGCGCCAGCCCCGAGTCGATGCCGGCCGGCTTCATGCCTTGCGCGGTCATGCGGTTGACGCCCCATTCGGAGTAGGCGGCTTCGGTGTAGCGGTCTACGGCATCGAGCGACTCGCTGAGCACGACGGGTGACGTCACGACGGTGGGCGGCTTACCTGAGTACGTGATGATGCGGCCAATGCTGTTGTCGAGCTGTTGCTTGGCCAGCGCCGTGCCCTTCTCGACGTACACCTGAGGCACGCCAAACATACGCATCGCGTCTTGGTTGCGCTGCAAGATGCGGTTGACCTCGAGGTGGTGGCTGGCTACGGTGCCGGCAATGCCCTGCCCCCAAAAGCCTTGCACGGGCGGGCTACACCGCATCGCGACGATGGGCAGCCGCGGCCGGTTCCACTCCTCGTCCACGAGTGAGCCTGCCGTCGTGCATATTACGTGCCGGCCTGCCTCGCCGTCCTTGAGCCCGAGTGACCACGCCTCGAACACGAGCACCATGTCTTCACGGTTGCGCGATGACTGATAGAGGTAACCGAGTTCGGGCACGTCGAGGTAGCTGGCGCCGCCCGTGATGGCGTTGGAAATGGCGTCGTCGTCGCCGTAGATGGCCGTGAGCTTCTTGCGGCTGCAGCGCGTCACGCGGTAAATGCGGGATGGCACGCCGTCGATGGCGTCGAGCTCGTCGACGAACACCTCGTTCGGCAAGACGCGGCTCACGCGCAGGTCCTTGCCTTCCGAGTCCACCAGTAGGAAGCCCGTGCCGCATATCAGCGCGTCACGCACGGCCATCTCGATAGCCGGGTACACTGTAGGCTGCTGTAGTACGCCGAGCACCAGCCGGTTGAGCTTCTTGCTCATCGACTTCATCGACCAGTCACCGCCGTCACTCACTATCATCGGCCGTGGGCGGGCCTGCGTTATCTGCGACCACGCTGCGTCCACCACCTCACGCACCAGAGCGCGCTGCACGCGGCTATTGCGCAGGTCGTTCGACAGCAGCATAGACTCGTACGCGCCACCATCGTCACCCAGTGCGCGCCCGTAGAGGCGGCTGTAGATGGCCATGTCGGCGTAGATGAAGGCTGTGTCGTGGGCGATGGCCCTTACCGAGTCCGCAACTAGACGTGCACGCTCACGCGCGTCTACGTCTTCGTCTGTCCAGTCTCGGTTGAAGTCTTGCATCGCGCCTCTGTGTACAATAAGGAGTAGCTTGCCGGGGACTTATTCCTGCGTTGCCGGCGCGCTACGCTATACCCTAAGCCTCGTACGCGATGCGTACTCGGCTATAATCTTCCTGTACTGCGTAGTCTATTCCTGCAAGGTACTGCGCCACCTTCGTCCTCTACATGAGTCCTAGTCGCTATACCTGCGCCCTGAGGACTCGTAGAGTCCGAAGGGAATATAGAGTTCTACTATAGGTCTTTTCTGAACACACCCTTAATGATTTCAACGGAGGTAGGTAGTATGTACCAGCGCTGCATACCACCCTACTACCACACCGCCCTACACAGGAAATAGTACTGCGCTTGACATCTTCTCCGCCTGTAGTATTATTACCCCCATGGGCCCTAGTTCCTCCCAGTTCACCACCCTTATCCTCCGCGTTCACGACGCCATCATGTTGCGCATAGAGCGGTATCGCGCAGACGCGTCTATACCCGTTCCTGTAGTAGACGACCTTGATGCGGCGTGTGCTCTGGTACGGGCGCAGCAGAAGCTCCTCGAAAGCCACGAGGCCACCATCGCGACACTGGCCAGCCGCCGAGCCGAGACAGCCAGCAAGACTGGGATGTGGTCATGAACCGGTGGCCAGACAACCTGGGCGACAAGCAGGCAAAGGTGGCGGCCAAGCAGGAGCGCACGAAGGAGCAATTTGAGTGGTACCGTAAGCTACACCAGGACGGCTTTGAAGACCTGGAAACGTTTGACTGGCGCACGGGCGAGCCACGGACGGACACACTCAAGCGCCCCCAGATTATGAGCCGCGCATACCGTTCACCCGTCGAGGATGTTCCTGGCCCCGCTTACTACGAGCTTGCCCACGAATGGCTCCATACCCGCGACTGGTCCGGGTCGGACTACAACAGGAAGGTGTGGGAGTTGCATTGCGCGGGTACGACGACGGTGCAGATAGCGCGCGCAATCGGAGCGGAGCGTATGCAGACCCAGCGTAAGCTAGCCCGGCTACGCGCCGAGTTCCTTGCGTGGACTAAGGGGTGGCGCATGAGCCCCGTAGCGTTGGCAAGCCAGAGGGAAGAAGCCGATGAGTAAGCCCGGCAAGGACGACATGGCCATCACCCGCGACTTCACCCGAGCCACCATCGTCTCGGTACCCCCGGCCTTCCAGTCCATCCCTGGCCGCGTGGGGGGCATCATCGAGCGCGTCATCAGCGACCTCGAGGTGGAGGTGGCGACTGGCGGTGTGGGCCGCATAAGCCCCGAAGCTGTCGACAAGCTGGAGAAGCTGACGAAAGTGGTCAAGCAGCTGGGTGAGCATCTCGAGGCAGAGGTGCGCCGTGACGAACTGCGCGCCGCTAAAGCCGCGGCTCGGCTGGCCTCGATGAGCCGTGACGAGCTGGACGCGACTCTGCGGGCGATGGGCTACGTACGGGTGGAGGACGCCGATGCCGACGAGTGACACCCTTCCTGTCCCCGAGGAACTGGTTGACCTGGTGCGGGTGCGCTTCGGCGCGGTTGAAGACAGCGAGGTCATGTTCGTCGACTCCACTTTCCGCAAAGAAGTGGCCCAAATAGTCCACCAGGTATGGGCGCCGTTCGGCCCGTGCGACATCACCCAGATAGAGGCCGGCGTCTATCCGTGGCTACACACTTTACTGTTCGACCGCGACCTGCTAGTCTGTTGCCTGAAGGAGGACCCGTCGGTAGTGCTAGGCTTCCTGTTGGGGCGTCGTACCGCACACGGGTGTGTGCTGGACTTCATCTTCGTCAAGCCTAAGTGGCGCGGCCAGGGCGTAGCTCGCATGCTTCTGACAGCCCTCGGGTGGGACGAGTCCAAGCCTACCCTGCTGACTCTCTCCAACGGCGTGGCCCGCGCGTGGCGCCGCAAGCGCCCCAAAGCCCGCATAATCTTTGACCCGACTGTTCTTGTCGCTAGCGCCATTCGCTACGAACAAGCCGAGAAGAACCGAACCCTAGCCCAAGAGAGGTATGAGTCCCATGTCCGCAGCCAAGCAAGTAATCCCGATGACGACGCCACCGATTGACCCGCCCACCGGCCCCCGCGTCAAGGCCGTGCGTTTCACCCATTCCATTAGCCTCCCCAGCGTGGCCCTCGCGTCTAGCCTACTGCGCGACACAGACGCTGCGCTGCAGGTGTCGGTGCGTGGTATCGAAATTGTAAAAGGCGAGCATCACTATACCGTCCCAATGACAAGCGTTGAATACATCGCGTATTATCCGACGTGACCGACCTGAAGGCACTCGCGGAGGAACTGGCCCGCCGTAAACACGCGACTGACCCGGTGTCCGTTGTGCGGCGGTGGTGCCCCCTCGAGCCGATGCCGTCACAGGAAGAGGTCATCCGGGACACGCGGCGTGAAGTCCTTCTGGCAGGCGGCGCCGGTGGCGGCAAGACCATCGCGGCCCTGATGGCAATCCTGGCGTACGTCGAGGACCCGCAATATCGCGCGCTGGTACTACGCCGGCAGCTCACCGACGCCAAACTAGCTCACGGTACGCTGGACATCCTGAAGGGCTGGGCGCTGGAGCGCGGTGCCAGGTGGGATGGGGCTCGCAACGCCGTGATATTCCCGAGCGGGGCAGAAATCCACCTCAGCTACCTAAAAAGCGTGACGGACCACCTCCGTTTCCAAGGCACCGAGTTTAACGCCGTTCTCTTTGACGAGCTTACCCACTACGAGCAAAGCCAGTACCTCTACCTCTTCAGCCGCGTTGGCCGCAAACACTCGGCCATACCTTCGCGCGTTATCAGCACCACCAACCCCGACGGACGAGGCCTAGCGTGGGTAAAGAAACGGTTTATTGACTCCCTTCCCGAGGGTGCCAAAGTCTACACCTCCACCTACCTTTCCAACATCCACATCGACCACGCCAACTACGCGCAACAGCTGGCCAAACTCGACCCCATCCAGCGCGCCCGCTTGGAACGCGGCGAGTGGGTCCTCGGCGGCGCCGGCCAAGTGTTTACTCTGCGCGCGGACCACTTCCTGCCCCACTCCGAGCTACCGGATGGCGACAGCTGGCAATACGTCCTGGGCATCGACTTGGGCGCTTCCCAAGCCAAGCCCACTACCGCCTTTACCGTGTGCCGCTTTCAGCGTTACGACTCTGTGGTATATGTAGAGCGCAGCTACAAACTGGCGGGCATGACGCCGTCCGCCATAGCCGAAGAAATCCACCGCATTGGCGGCGACATCGACCTGCAGCGCATCATCGTAGACGCGGGCGGTCTGGGCGCCGGGTACGTCGAGGAGCTGACGCAGCGTTACGGGCTACCCGCCGAGGCCGCCAAGAAGGCCCAGCGCTACCAGTGGGTCAGCTTCCTGTCGGGCGACCTGGTGGCGTCTCCGCCGCGGGTGCGTTTGGTGCGCGGTAAAGCTACGGAGCAGTTGGTCGAGGAGATGTCGGAGCTGCTTTGGGACGATGAGGGCCGTGAGTACGCCCGCGGGTGCGATGACCATTGCTGTGACTCCCTGCTCTACGCGTGGCGCTGGTGCCGGCATTTCGGCGCGGAAGAACGAGAACGGAGTTGGCGCGACATGACGCCCGAGGAGCGGCTGCAGGCGGAAGAGGCCCGCATGGAAGCGGCGCTCGACGAGCAGCTGGCCCGCCGAAAAGAATTGGGATTCTGACGATTCCTGCTTGACACGCTACTGCCCCCGTCGTAGTATTAGTACTGGAGGTGGGTATGGCTATTTTCATTCTGCGCGAGGACGTACGCGAAGCACATCTAGCCGGCGATGGCTGGCATCTCATCACGGCCGCGAAAGACGGTGAGCTGCTGGCATTGGCGCGCGCCATCGAGGCGGGCGTCGAGGACGCGCTTGAGCGCGAGGCCGCCGAGATGTTCCAAGAAGCGGTGTACGCCGAGTACATCCCCCGTAGCGAGGTCATCCGACTGCAGGGTGCCGACCAGCAGCGCTGGGAGGACTCCGCCGATGACCGCGCCACCGACGCCGCCTACGACGCGAGCCGCTGATGGGACGCCCCGCTAAAAGCGCGTGGGAGCGTTTTCGTACCAAGTTCAGCCCCGAACCAAACACTGGTTGTTGGTTGTGGTACGGCGCTACTGGAAACAATTTAGGCTACGGGCGCTTTCGCGCGGATGCCCAGAGCACGGGTATGGCCCACAGGTTCAGTTACGAATACTGGGTAGGGCCTATCCCCGAGGGTACGCATATTGACCACCTGTGTCGGCAGCCAGCCTGCGTCAATCCCGACCATCTGGAGCCTGTGGTTCCGCGTGAAAATACCCGGCGGGGAGAAAGTCCGTGGGCTGTGGCTCACCGGACAGGAACATGTAAAGACGGTACCCCACTGGTAAAGGACGGCAAGCGACAGTGCGCGGCGGGGGTTATAGAGCGACGGCGAGAGAAAACACGCCTCTGGAGACTGGCTAATAAAGAGGCTATCAAGGCGTACAACCGGCGATACTATGAGGAGCACTTCGAATGAAGCGTGAGTTCACTGATGTCGAGCTGATGCGCCGCGGTCTGGAGGTGGCCGGCTGCTACTCGCGGCAGCAGCCCGAACTACTGCCGACGGGTCTAGACCCAGTCGACGACCTCATTGGTGGCCTGGAGCCTGGCGACGTGTTGGTGGTGGGCGCGGCTACTAACGTCGGCAAGAGCGTCACGGCCATGCATTTAGCACAGGCGGCCAAGCGACCCGACGGTCGGTTGGGGCTTTACGTGTCGCTAGAGGATAGCCCACGGCTGGTGGCCGGGCGGCTAATCGCACGTTATACGGGGCGGTCGACGACGGACCTACGGGTGAACGGCTGGAAGTGGGACTCAGGAACCATCGGGTTAGTTCCTGTTCAAGCGGAGCCGTCAGTGCGCGTGATAGGGGCTCCTGGGATTGGCCTGGACGAGCTCCTCGAGGGCATCACGGCGGCGCATGCGCGGGCTCCAGTGTCAGAGGTTGTGGTCGATTATCTGACAGCCTTACAGGTAGACTCGTCGGCTGACCGGCGCGGAGAGTATGTGCGGGCCATGACCGAGCTGCGACAATGGGGTGTGACACATCAGGTTCCCGTGGTAGTGTGCGCCCAGTTGCGGCGACAGCCTCACGGCGAGCAGGAAGAGCCTAAACTATCGTGGTTCATGGAGACCTCTGCTTTAGAGACCAAGGCCGACCTAGCCCTCCTACTGTGGCACGACACTACCGCTCCTGGTCCTCGTCGCACACTGGCCAAGCTGGCTAAGAGTAAGTACTCGCAACCTAGCGAGACGTTTGAGCTAAAGATGGGCCGGGGGTTCATTATTGGTACGGCCGCCGTGGGGATTGACGGGGAGGACTTGACATGACCACGAAGACCAAGTATAATAAACATCGCTCCCGTCCCGAAATCCACAAGCCCTCCAAGCGAAGCCTTGTGGCGAGTAGGGCGGGAGCCAGGACTGCGAGCCCCTCAAAGTCACGACCTAAGGCGCCTTCCCCCTCCTCTCGGGCGCCGGCTGACCGCGAGGGGCTTTTCTTTACCGAGGGCACCGGGTTCGTGGTGGGCATCGACCCGAGCCTCAAAAGCACGGGTATCGCTGTGTTAGACGCGGCTACCGGGGTCCACGTGGCGTCGATGTCGGCGCCGGCGTGGTCAGAAGAAATTGAAGAATTCATACAGTGCCATATACCTTGGGACGGAGTGCTGGCCGTGGCGTGTGAGGTACCTTCGTACGGCTCGCAAATCACCAAGAACGGTATCACGGCTGCCTTGGCTAAGACGCTCGGGGCCGTCCTCGCCCACTGCGGGTCCGTACAGCGGCGCAGTGTTTTTATGGCCAGCCCGAACCGCTGGAGGTCCGAAGTGTACCACAGAGTCCCCAAATTTGACACGAAGAAGGTGGCCATGAACTACGTAGA